GTTGCAAACTTTTGATCCATTGGTGTTAATGGATCGGCACCGCTTCCAACATCCTCTTTTTCACTAGGGGGTTCGTTTAATAAACCTTCCTGCAAATCCTTGATCTCTTTCTGTTCAGTTTTGATCGTCATGACCAACTTGAACAGTTCCTTGATATCAGTCTTTACATGACGAATATCATCATCATAATATTTGACCTCTGGTAAAGATGAGATTTCATTTCTAAGATCCTCAAAGTAGTCAAGTAACAACTTATCAGTCTTTACACTATTCTCATTAAACTCATTGACCTTCTTGTCAATGGATTTCTTCAGTGAGTTATATTCACCGAGAATCTGCTTTTTGAGTTTACGGTCATCATCCTTAAACTCTTTATGATATTCCCAGATACGAAGAGATGATTCACGCATCTCTTTCCAAATCTTATCTTTCTCTTCCTTTATTTTTGCCTCAATCTCTTCAGACTTGGTATCAAGTTCTACCTTTGCCTCAAACTTTTTCTTATCAATGTCTTCAGAGAGTTCTTTTAAGTTATAGTCAACACGCTCTCTCAGAGTATCAATATGATCATTGACCTTGATGAAGTCATCATCAATTACACTGAATGTCTTTCCAATCCAGGAAAAATCAGGGACTTCATTAACCTCATTGACCCATTTAGGAAACTTGGGAATCGATTCCTTGACGGCATCAATCGCCTCACAAATTGCTTTGATTTCGGCATCATAATATTTTACTTCAGGTAGATTCGCAACCTCAGTCTGAAGTGTATCAATCCTATCTTCAATCTGGTCTACCTGTTCGTCATAATATTTGACTTCGGGCAGATCTTTGATTTCTGATCTTACAAGATCAATCTGCTCACAGATTGCCTCTACTTCTCTTTCGTAATATCTTACTTCAGGTACTTCTGGGATCTCATCTCTAACCTGAGAGATCTGCTCAGCAAGTTGCTCAAGTTCTTTATCGTAATACTTAATCTCTGGAATGTCAGGTATATCTGCTCTGACATCGTTTATAAGTCTGACCAACTCTGGCCAAGGTGGGATTATGTCTTCTACTTCTGCGAAAGTCTCACCATTTAAATCTTCAATGGTCTGAGTGCCTTCTTCTATTTCTTCTTTCTCAATAAAATCTTCAACAGAGGGTAACTCCTCTTCAACTTCTTCTACGATAAATTCATCAACTGACGGAAGATTGCTATTATCAGCAAAATCGTCAACTGAGGGTAAGTCCTCTTTTGACATTTTATTAGTACTTAATACTGTGGGATTTCTCTCCCTGATTTATTTATTATCTTTACTAAGTCCGTCCTTCAACATTTTTGCAAGTTCTGCTGTCGATCCAACAAACAAAGCATTGTTGACAGTAGATGGTCCCTTGACCACTTTATCCTCCTCAACATCTTTCAACTTTTTCTGAAGATCCATCAGTTTATCAGTGGCATCAGACACACTTTTGATTAACTGACCTGCAACTTCATATGCTCTTGGTTGCTCTGATTCTTGAGCAAGTTCAAGCACACCATTCAATGCCTCTTGTCCTTTTTCAATGATTGAGTAAAGATTACCTCTTGTATAGTCATAATCCTTTTTAATGTCATCGGCAACAGCCTTGATCTTATCAATCTTTTTTTCGACGACCTCTGGTTGAACGATGTCATTGTTGACATCAAAGGCATCGTTGAGATCGTCGTACTTTTTCGTCATTTTCATGAGATGTCTCCACTAAATCCAAAGTCATCGCCCTCTTGAATAAGAGCGTCATCAGCAGCATTAATAACTTTGATTGGTGATCCCTTAACGTGGGATACAACCGTGGTTCCGTCTTGACCTCTTGCAACCGTAATCTTGTTACCAGAGATTGATTTGATAAACAGTTCTTCGCCGTTCAAATCAACATAAGTCTTGGCAGTGAGTACACTTGCGTCTTCAACAGTAAAGACTTTGTTTGTGATCGTGATGTCTTCTGATGTTGTTGTAGCAACTTCTCCAGTGTAATCCTTGATCGCTCTTGGGGTTGCAGTGTAAGTAATATCTCTTGTGGTGCTCTTGGAGTCGCCAGAGATATAAGAGACCTTTGCAACTTTGATGATGTCTCTCGTTGCAGAGGAAACAGGACCGTACATGTAAGTCTTCGCAGTAAAGCGAAGAGTATAAAGAAGAACTCTTCTCTCTTTGAAATCACCAGTATAGTCATCCTCCATGGTTATGTTTTCCAAAACCACAGGGACATCTCTTTTTTCCTTGATACCTTCTACCAGTTCAACAGTCAGATTATATGCTGGTTGAAAATAAGGTAAAATCTGTTCTACGATCTGTAATGCATCATCATTTAACTTGCACATGATTGCAAGTTCAAACTGCATATTATATGGGACGGGCATGAACCCTTTTTTGGTTTCTTCACCTGTATTAGGATCTTTAACTACGAATGTTTGAGTTGTAGTTACTTTTCTCGATGGATCATAAGTCAACCCAGTGAACTCAAATGACATTCTTGGTAATGTCATTGCAGTAGACTTGTTTAAATCTGCTGATTGTTCAAGTCTTGCCAGAAACTTTTGAGTTGGTCCGTAAGCCAAAGGAACCTTAGTAACACTAACGACACTATCAGATGCGTTAGTCGCTTTTATTGTCAAGTTATTGAAGAGAGTACCAAATCCAATGATGGTCCTCCTCAAAATCTCGTTATAAAAATACTCAAACATCGTTAAGGTTTACTAATAAAAACTATTTAGGGAATACCGAACGGATTCTGTTCACTAAAGTCTAGAATAGAATCTGCTTCTGTTTCAATAGTAATATTATCTGCAAATCCATCATCTGCTGGATCAGTGCTAATAACTCTTAGTTGATGTGTTGCTCCTGAAGTTGAACCAACGATGTCCTCACCAACAGTAAAGTCTCCAGCAACATTGTAGATTTCAAGTTCATTAGTTGTGGAATCCCATCTCTTGACTCTTGCAGTTGTGCCACTAATAGATCCTGTAACAACTTCGTTGAAAGTAAAGTCGCCAATAGAATCAAGATCTGGATTTGCAATCGTGATTGTTGGTGCGACTGTGTAACCAGCACCAGAGTTTGTAAAGTGGATTGCAGTGATTGTTCCTGCAGCACTGACGATTGCAGTTGCAGCAGCGGAAACAGTTGAGACACCAGAGATTGTAATAGTTGGATTGACAGTATATCCAGCACCTGCATTTGTAATCGTTGCAAGACCAACAACACCAGTATTAATAACTGCAGTGGCTGCTGCACCTGCTCCACCACCACCAATAAACTGAACACTTGGAGGAACTGTATAACCAGCACCAGGATTAATGATATCTACCTGCTGAACAGATTTGAGTGCTGGGTTAAGATTATCAGTGCAAACTCTGATACCACCAATGAACACAGCGGTTCCTATACCAGTTGTTCCGGTGCTTGGCGCGGAAGAAATCGCAACTCGTGGGAGAGAACTATAGTTACTTCCTCTGTTGGATACGACGAAGTTCTGAATACCTCCATTGAAGAGAGATATAACCGCTGTTGCAGTGACGCCCGTACCCACCAGTGTAAGCGTCTGTGAGGGTCCTGTGAGGGTGCTGATGCCATCTTCTGTCTCGCCAGTCAGTTCACCTCCTACAAGGACATCATCGATCTCATCGATGCCAGTATCAATGAGTTCGTCCTCAAGACGGAAGAGTTCACATCTTAGTTCATAGACATAGTTCTTTTGTAGTTGATAGAAAGGTCTTTCGTGCTCAACATACTTAATCTCAAACAATCTATCACCAAGAGGGAAGTAAACTAAATCCCCTTCTTTTGGTCGAGTGGAAAGTTTGACGTTTGTCTCGTTCTTTATCAAAGGTTGGATATAGTTTTCCCATCTTTCTTTTGATATGATCAAGTTTAGTTCATTTGTTGCTTGGATACCAAACTTAGATAAAAGAGTTGGGTTGTCACCATATCCATCAACGTTTTCTACATAAGCTTCAATAGGATATGCATCATCAAAAGTTGATTGAATAACTTCTCTAATGACAGTATTCTCAGTGACATACTTCCTTGGAAGGTAATGCACCTCAACACCATACATCTTCAACTGTTCGTTGATTAGATCTTGGAGCAGATTTTGCTCTGTCCTAGCGCCTTGTTGGAAGTAAGGATTAAGCATAATATCAACCTATAAAATCCAGAGGCGGAAGTTCATAAGTATTTGACATTTGCTCTTTAATCATCTCTAAATCTCTCTGAGCATCATCATATATTTGTCTGCCATTTAGTTCAATGCCACCAGGTAACTTAACACCCTGGAACTTAATCAAATTCTGACCCCACTGTCTCTTCATTAAAGCAGTGGCATATTTTTTTAAGAATGCGTCGTTGTAAACTCTTGTAAAATCATTTGGATCAATGAGTCTATAACAATCAATAATAAGATAATCATCTACTGCTACATCACCAAAATCAATATCTAAGTATAATCGATTCTGTCTTTGATTGAATCTGATTTGCTTGTCGTTATTCAGAATAAAATCCAAATCCTCAAGATATCTCTTGGTCATTGCATAAGTCAATATTTCAGTTGATCCAAAATAATACATATCATTCAGGAACATCTGATACTTCACACTAAACATATTGTTTGTGGAAGTTTGGGGTCCATCATATTTGAAGATCTTGTTGATCCCTATGACAGATGGTGGAACTTGGATATAGTTACTATTTTCTTCGTAATCAAATGTAGTTGATAATCCTACAGTTGATGTTGCTGTTGTTGTAACGATACCGATAGGGTTATTACCACCTCTTCCTTGTCCTCTATCTTTATCTGCTTGCGTTATCTTATACTTCAAGAAAGTTTGAATGACACCATCAAAATGACGCTCATGAAAATACTGTAGAGCATCATCAATGATATCCTCTACCTGCTCATCAGCAATATTGATTTCTAGGACCGGAGCACCAAGTTGTCTTTTGCAATAATTTATTAGGTCTGCCCTACTAGATGGTTGTGCCATTTAACAAACTATTCTCCTAACATATTTAGGGAGCAGATGAAATACCTGCT